ACGATCTCCCTGATTATTCTGCCGGGGACATTCTCTATGCCGTACTTAGATCTTTTGCCAAGAAAAGAGGATTATCTGTTTCTTTTTTAAGGACGTTGACAGACAGCGAGCTTTTTGAAGTGGCTGATTATAATTTGTCAATGGAGTTGATGGACGTTATTATTTACGATAAAAAGGTTATTGATAATGAAGAAGATTGATTTTGATTCAGATATAAAACATCTTATTTCTTATTACAACCATCTACTGTCTGCACAAGATAAGGTGGGAGAGGAGATGGAAGAGCTAACTAAGGATATTATTAGAAAGAAGGATGAGGAAAACAACATAGAGTTGGAAGACTTTATTGATTTAGAAGAAAAGTCGTTTATGACCAACTTGTATCAACAAGAGATAATGAAAGTATCTTCTTCTGTCAAGACAGTTTACCGGTTGTCTATTAATGCCGGTCATGATCTTAATATAGATGATGACAGCAAGAAGGTTCTTGACAGGATAGTAAACGACGGAGAATCGGATTTTATTATGTACGTTGACAATAATACTGATTCTGTTATGTTCAAGGAAGAATCTGTTGAGGAAGGAATAAAAAACATGTGCAAGTATCGTGTTGATCCATCTTCTCTTGAAGACAGATTTAATATGCTTAAGTCTCAGTATGAGGCTTTTTTAAAAATAGTTAACAATGAAAGCAAGAAAGCCGACTAACGATGATGTCTCTTACGTAGATCGAAAACTTCTTGTGCTAAGGGATCAGATAGATAAGGCTGAACGTTATCTATCTGAAAATCCTTGGGATAAAATAGAAGATTCCGATAAGAGGGAGAAAGAATTTAGGTTTCAAAAGAGCTTGTCTGATAGCTTAATGCAATGGACTGAATCTTATATTAAGATGTGTGGGATAATGGATGTCTATAATCAGCTTGAGGCTGCCAAAAATAAGAAAAGCCTAAAAGGAGGACAAACAGTATCAGGTATTCAGTCTTTTGTGAAGAATGAAGCTAAGAACAAGTTCAATAAGTAGTTTTGTCATGAATTTTGATAGCAAAGAACTTTATATAAATATGGGTAACGATATTCCGTTATGGAATGACCTTTATTCTTATGAAGAGCAAGACGATGATGTCAAGCAATTCTGGGAGAATGAGGCTATGAAACTCCTTAACGGTGTTACCATAAATGGTGTATTTATCCATCCTTGGCTATATTGGCATATCAATTTCTGGAAGATGATGATTGACGTAGGAGATGATCGTATTCCTGGAAATTCTCAGCTTCGTGATAATGAATGGATGTTTGCCGAATTTCTAAAGCAGGCTGAAGAAGAGAATAAAGGAATATTCATGTTCGGGTGCCGTCGTTTTGGAAAAGCCCTTCTTGACTCCGAGATACTTTATCTTGAGGACCGGGAAAAGATGATAGGAAATATCGTTGTAGGGGATAAGATATATGACGATAAAGGGAATTTGGTAGAAGTCGTAGGTGTCTATCCTCAAGGGAAAGTAACTACATACAGAGTCGTATTCGAAGACGGTCGTAACGTTATTTGCTGCGGTAATCATCAATGGCGTGTCAATCATGGAGGAAAATGGCATGTTAGGAGTCTTAGAGCCATAGCCGGATTGGATTATAAGAGTATGTCTATTCCAGTAGGTGAGGCCCTTAACTACCCTACGGCAAAGCTGCCGGTTCCGCCGTCGGCCTACGCCTCGATGCTGGCGGCTTATCTCGGTGGCTATGGTGGGGATATGTTTTTCGATAAATACATTTGTAAGAAATTTTTAAGATCGTCCATAGATCAAAAAAAAGATTTTATAGAAAACTTCATTCGTTCTTTCAGAAACGTAGTAACCGGAGAAGAAGAGCTTATGTTGTCTCATATTGACATGGATGTCATAAATTTTGTACAACGTATGTTTTGGGCTTCAGGTTGGTATGCTAAATTGGAGGGGAACAAACTTATACTATCAAGGAATCGTAAGGAATTAAAAATAAGATCCATATCGATATACGGAAAGGAGCATGCCACTTGTATAACCGTTGATAATGACTCTCATTTATTTTTGACCACCAATTACATCGTTACTCATAATACGGCCATAATGAGCTCTCTTCTGGCTCGTAATGCAACAATGACGTACAATTTGACGCATAATGTTATTGGAGCAAGTAAAGAAGACCTTGCCAATATGGGAGAGTATCTTGAGTTTGGACTTGATAATCTTCCTCCTTATCTTACTATAAACAGGACCGGTAACGACTGGACTAAAGAAGTTGTTTTAGGTACAAGAAACATCAACAACCAACGTGATGTTCATGCCAGAATAAGAATCACCAACGTTGATGATGGAAAGACGCGAGGCTCATTGAAGACCGCAGGCGGAACTCCATATACGTCTATATATGATGAGGTAGGTAAATTTCCGGTGCTTGGAGCATGGCTTGCCGGTAGGCCGGCTCATATGATGCATGGTAGAATGAGGGGCGTTTGTTTGATGGCGGGATGTTGTTGTGCTGGTACAATAGTGTACAAATCAAACGGAGAACCGTGTAGGATAGAGGATTTAAAACAAGAAGATGGAATAATAGGATTCGATGTTGAAAACCATAAAATCATTAGTCAAAATATAGAATGGATAAAATCTCCTTCATTCAAATCATGTTTTAGAATTACTACAAAATCAAATCGTACATTGGAATGCAGCTTTGATCATCCTATAAAATGCGAATATCCAAATGGAAGGGATATTTTGTATGATGGGTATGTTTCTGCAAGTAATCTGATAAAAGGAGACGCTATATGGACTATTGATAACAATGGAAATAAATTATTGGATTATGTAGACAGTATAGATTTTATAGGAGAAAGAAAAGTCTATAATCTTACTGCATCAGATACTCACACTTATATAGCAAATGGTATTATAACTCATAACACTGGCGGTAATGTAGAAAAGTCTCAAGATGCCCAGAAAATCATGAACTCTCCGGACGAATATGGATTTATTATAATGAATTATGATATTCTAAATAAGAGAGTTATTAAACCAACATGGCGTATATGTAAATCTGGATGCTTTGTTCCGGCCCAGATGTCTCATGCGTATGAAAAGAAAGAAACGACTCTTGATAAGTATCTTGGAGTAGAGAATGCTCCCGGTCTTAAGAAGATAAAAATAAAAGTTTCAGACTTTGATAAAAATACTGGAATAATAAAATCACGTCTTGACGAACTTGTCAAAAAGGATAGAGCTTTATATGTCCAGGAACGAATGGCATTCCCTTTGTCTATAGATGATTGTTTCCTTAATACGAACGTAAATAGGTTCCCTGTAGAAGATGCGTTGAAGCACAAAAGCCGTCTTCTTGAAGAAGGTAGGCCTGGTAAAACAGTAGATATTTATCAAACAGACGGCATGAAGATGGGGTATCATTTTAGTGATAAGCAGCTTGCTGATTATCCGTTTCAAGGTGGAAATATAGATACTCCTGTTGTTATATACGAAGATCCACCAGAAGAAGGAGGTGTTTTTGATTTCACGTATGTGAGTGGGCAAGATCCATATAAATCAGACAAGGCTGATACTGATTCTGTTGGTACGTTTTATGTACTTAAAAGATATGTAAAAATCAATGATCCGTTCGCTTATTGTATAGTAGCATCATACGCATCACGTCCTCCATCTTCTGATGATTTTTGTCGTAATTGTGAAATACTTCAAGAAGCGTATGGAGCCAAGTGTCTTATGGAGAATGCCGACCGAATGTATGAACTGTATCTTACGAGACGAAATAAGCAGCTTATGTTGCTGGAAGATGGCGAACGTCTTGCCGGTAAGATTATCCGTGCTGGCGCCCGTCAGAACAACAAGCTTGGTTTGGCTCCTACGGTTCCTAATCAGCGCATGCTTTTCAATACCGTTATTCAATATTGCTGGGAGGATGTTGTTGTTGGGTATGATGATGATGGTAATGAAATAACACAGAAAGGTATTTACCGTATCCCTGATATAGAACTTCTTGATGAAATCATAGCCTTCGGCCCTGGGGTCAACACCGACCGTATCATAGCCTTCGGCCACGCTCTTCTTCTGGCTAAGTACTATGATGATATGGGTTACATGCCTGAAAGTACGACTCAGAAGGAGAATCAAAAGAAGAGAGAGCGCAAGAAGATAGAACAGGTCAAAGGATTTACGGTAAGAAGACATAACCCTTACAAAATGAGATAGGTAGAACAATTTACCTATCTTTGTGAAAAAACATATAGCTCATGGAGTATTTTAACAGAGATCAGGCTTTTCCGGCCAGAGGAGTATTTTCAGGGTTGCCGGTGCAGGCGATACCTACTAAGAGAAAAACCAAGGAGTGGTTTAAAGCCACTATGGATTCTCTTGAATTGATTGGTTTGAAGCAGCTTGATGAGAACCAGAAGTTCAAGGATTTTTATAGGATGATGGAAGGTAAGTTGTCCTTTATGGAGCTGAAAGATGTAATTCCTTATCTTAAGGATGTTCAGTCTATAAGGGACAACGTAAATATTCCATCATTCTTACGTCATTATGATATAATAGGTACGATCGTAAACGCTTTTGTAGGATGGTTGGGTAACCTTTCTGACAAGTATAATGTAGTTGGATTAGATGAATCTGAAGTGAATCAGTATTCTGCCACGAAGGAGAATCTTCTTCATAATTACATTAAAGAGGAATTGGACAGAAGGGTTAGGCAAGAGTTATTGAATAGAGGATTGGATCCGGATTATAATAATTTTGCCAGCGAAGAAGAAAAGCAGGCTTATGCTCAACAGATACAAGAGGTGAAAGCATCTATGACCCCTCCTGAGATAGAGAACTTCATGAATACAAAATGGAAGACTGCCGAGGTCATATGGGGTTCTCATACGCTTGAGGCGGACAGGGGGCGTTTTTACATGGATGAGATAGACACTGAGAATTTCATCGACTATCTTCTTACCGGTCGTTGCTTTAGAAATTATCATGTAGGATACGACTATTATAAGCCGGAGAGGTGGTCTCCGTTGAATACGTTTTACTCTAAGACATTAGATAGCAAGTATCCGCAGTACGGTGATTATATTGGTCGTGTTCATTATTATACTGCCAATGATATTATAGTAAGGTGGGGGCATCTTCTTACGGCGAAAGATAAGCAGAAGCTTATAGGAGGTGCTGATAATTTCAATGGTACTTATCATAATGGTGATAATGGAAGCTATGTAAGTTTATCCAAATCGGCGAGTGTAGGGATGTTATATCAGAATAAGGTAATACCTTGGAAAGGATATAATGATTATGCCTCTATAAAAGCTTATGAGGATTATTACGGTATTCCAGCCGGTACATATACCGGATACGATAGTAATGGTAACGAATATCACAGAACCAGATTCATGCCAAATTTAGAGCATGGTAATTACTATAACCGTGCCCAGAGTTTGAGCGACGAGCATGTTCGTAGTGATTTGTATCAGGTAACTGAATCATATTGGGTATCCCCGGCTCAGGTGTATGTAATTACCTACCAAACTGAGACCGGATTAGTAACTACCGAGATGGTAACTGATGAGCTTCTTCAGGACTTTTTACAGGAAAATGGTATTAAGAAAATTACCAGGACCATGAGTAAGGGAATGGAGAACCCGGAGATTAATACCTATTTCGTAGATTACGTTCCACAGGTAAGGTACGGGGTTAAGATCAGTGGCGGGGCTCTCGCTCAGGACAACCTGTATCTGGATGGAGAACCTATCGATCATCAGATAAAAGGGGATAGCAACATCTATGACTTTGTTCTACCCGTTGCCGGATATATCGGTACTTCTATGGCCAACAGGATTCAGCCATATCAAATATTTTATAATTTCTCCATAAACCAGATAAACAATATTCTTGAAAAGGAGATTGGTAAATTCTTCTTAGGGGATATTAATTTGGTTCCAAGTGAATATAAGGATTTGGGTGAAGATGTGGCTGATATATGGGCAAACCTTCTTGATGTGGCTAAGTCTGTTGGTGCTCTGACATTAGATACCTCATCTCAAAATACGAAAGGCGGCGTTCCTTTCAACCAGTTTGCCGTCTATGATTTGTCGCAGACAGAGCAGCTTAAAACAAGAATGGAGCTTGCTGAATGGTCGAGGATGAAGTGTTTTGAAATGGTTGGTATCACACCTCAAGTAATTAACGGTCCCAATAGATATGAGACTGCCACCGGGGTTCAGCAGGGCGTTACGGCATCTATGTTACAAACACAGATATACTTTGATAACTTCGGTTATTTCAAGAAACGGGCTCTCGATCTTCATCTGGCCGTTGCTCAACAATGCCAGGAAGAAGGAAAGGATATTTCTGTAATGTACACAAAAAGTGACCTTACCAGAGCGTTTTTATCTATAGGAACCGACGGTCTTAGTTTAAGGCATCTTGGTGTTCAGGCTTTATCCAACTCAAAGAAGAGGGATGAACTTGAAAAGTTCAAGACCTTTATGTTGCAGCTAAATACAGCCGGAGGAGACATTTACGATCTTGCATCTATCTTTACATCAGATTCTATGGTGGAACTTATACAGAATGCAAGGAATACTCGCGCATACAACGAGCGTCAGATGCAGCAGCAACAACAGAATCAGATGCAGCTTAACCAGCAACAGATACAAGCTGAAGCTGCTGAGAAGGATAAGCAACGTCAGCATGAACTTGCTTTGGAAGACAAGAAAGGTCAATACAGGATACTTCAAGAGAAGATTCAGGCGGCAGGCAGGGCGGCAGACGCCAAGAGCGACGCCACCTCCCTCAACTTCCTGGCTTCTGTTTCAGATCAGACCGTAAGGCAAGCTGATATAGAAAGCAATGAAAGGATAGAGGATAAGAAAATTGAAAACGATTCCAAACTTCATGATGATGAAATGAGAATGAAAATGGAAGAGTTAAAATTAAAATCCAAAGAGCTTGCTCAACGAGCGAGGGAAGATGCCACCAAAAGGTATGTAGCCGGAATCAATAAGAATTAAGGATTAAACATCCCCAAATTTCATTAGAAAATCTCTAATAAAATTTGGGGATGTTTAATTTTTAGTGAAGATTAAACACTTATAAGTTTTTTGTCTGAAATATAGGTATTTAAATATTTTTGCAGTATGGGAAAATTAGAAAAAAATGGAATAGTAGAATTGGACGATATTTTTAGTATCGGTCCAGTTGATGATGTTTATAATAGGGAAGAAGATATTCTGCCTATTAATGGTAATGAACCGGCTAAAAAAGATGAGAAGCCTGTAGAAGAAGGTTCTCAAATTAAAGAAGAGCCGGTTGTCGATCCTACTCCTGATCCTAAAGAGGATAAAAAAGGAGAAGAGAATGTGGTTGACGTTAAACAGGATCCGGTAGAGACCCCGGTTGTCAATTACAGAAAAGTATTGGATGCCCTTTCTTCAAGAGGGATCATTCCCGATTTGAAAGATGTGGTATTTAGCGGTGAAAACGGCGAAGAGATTACTATCAATGATCTTGATTTTAGTAAAGAAGATTCGTTGTGTGACATACTATCTACAGTCCTTGAAAGCCAGAAAGAGGATATTGTTAAGGATAAGATAGATGTTACTTCTGTTTCTGATATTACCAAGAAGCTTATTCAGGCTGATAAGGCTGGCGCTAATATCGTTGATATTCTTAAGCAATATGATACGAATGTCGCTCCGATAGAAAAGCTTGACATTGAAAACAAAGCAGATCAGATAAAGATCGTTCGCCATTATGTTGATCTTCTTGGGTTGCCTAAAGATGAAGCTGATGAGTTTTTCAAAGGCATTATCAATAAAGGAGAAGAGTATGTTGAAGCAAAGGCTATAAAGTATAAGGCTGAGCTTGATAAGAGAATGGATGATATTATCCAGCAACGTACTAAAGAGGCTGCCGAAAAGAAGGCGAAGGATGCAGAAGATTTTAGAAGGTATAAGAAAGACCTTAAGTCTTCTATCCAGGCAAAGTATCAGCTAAATGACACTATGGTATCTAAAGCTCTTGATTTTGCCCTAAAACCTTCTGAATCGAATCCCGGAATTACCAAAGCATTTAATAGGGTAAGGGAGATGATGATGAATCCGGAAGAAGCGCCAGATTTGATTATGTTTCTTATGAACCCAGGAGAGTTCATAAAACAGAAGTCGAATCAAGCTGTAGTTGATGAGAAGAAGAAAATTTATAAGCTCATCAGCCACACAAATAAAGACAAGAGGGTAGCTCCGGTAGATGATAAAGGTGATCAAGTTCAAGGTGTGAAGTTCGATGAAATCAGTATAGATTAAAAATTAAAACATTTTTTCGTTCATGGCTAATGTACTTTTAACAAAAAATTTCCCGGCCACCATGAATGGTGACACGGTGATTGGATATACCGACGCTAAAGTCGTTAAGCAAAGTATCGTAGAGCACGATCTTAGCTCTTTAGAAGATTGGTACTACGAAAATCCGGATAAGAACCATCTGGGTATGCTTGAGTTGTTTTCTAACATTACAAACTATCCTCTGCCTATGTATATGGGTATGATTAAACAGGATGCTACTATTACCGTAAATGGTATCAATGGTTCATTCCGTTATGATCTTCCGGTATCAGAAACGTATGAGGTGGTTACAGTAGAAGACACGTCTTTGAAATATGCAAAACCCGGTATTGATGAAAGCTTCTTCGAAATTGTGTTGAATGCACAATTTAAACAAGGAGATGTTATTACTTACGATGTGATTAACGGTTGCCAGGCTCTTATCTCTACAGAGCGCCCTCCGAAACAAGAAGGTGAAAACTGGAGATATTGGTGTAAGCTGTGGGGTCGTTCTCGTGCTAAATACTTCCCGAAAGACATGCTTCGCGCCGGTATTAAATACTGGAAGGTAACAAACGTTCTTGGTGAGTTCTCTACTCAGTTCTCTGGTGTAGGAGGTGCTTCTAAGGCCGGTTCTATGACTTGTGAATTTACGCTTGGTGGACACCGTGGTGTTGAAGGTGAAACGACTATGTACGCTGGTATTAAGTCTTTGGCTTATGCGGACGAACGTACACAGAATTTCATCGACAAGGCTTACCAGAAAGTTCGTCAGCTTTCTGAAATCAGAGGAGGTGATGCAAGTTATGCCATTATCGGTTCTCGTCTTGGTGACGGAAGCATTGATATGCGTACGGCACGTGTAGCCAATACAGTGTCTTTGTTCTGTTTGGCTGAGTTGGCTAAGATGGAAGCATACGAACTTATGTTCATGCGTGGAGGTAGAGTCAAGGGTCATAATGGTGTTTTGATGAAAAACGAAGGTTTGTACCATCAACTTCGCCGTGGTTTCGTTATCTCATATGCACGTCCGGGCGGTATCAAGCGCGAACACTTCCTGGCTGCTGCTGACTATATTTTCCGTGGTCGTAGCGATATGCCGATTGAAAATCGTGTAATGAAATTCAAGGTAGGTGCTATGGCTTACAAGAACATCGTTGAAATCTTCCGTGATGAGTTCTTCTCTCAATTGGGTGCCTTGGCTCCGCTTATGGGTACAGAACGTATTATCAATAATCCGGTAACAGGATCAAACGATGCTCTTGAATTAGGAACTGTAAAGATCAAGGGTGTTACTATTCCGGGTATTGGTAAGGTTATTGTAGAACACGAACCTTCTTTGGATTACGTTGATATGGTAGATAGAAGCCAGTTGGTAGACGGTATGACTCCTATCACATCATATTCATGTATTATGGAAGACTTGACCGCTCCTGAATATTCCAATGCATTCGCCGGCATCCCTGCTTCAGCCGAAGCTCGTATTGGTAATATCAACAGCAACGTATTCTACGTTAAGCCTGATATCGGTTCTATGTGGTGGGGTTACGAACAAGGTAGATGGTCATCCAGAGTATCGGCTCAAGAAATTGTATCCAGCCATCCTCGTATGTCAGAACAATTCTGGTGCCATTCTGTATCGGCTTGTTGGGTAAAAGATACCAGCCGGTTCGTAACAATTGAATTGTTACCAAGCTCTTTGTAATCATAACTTTTAATATTAACTTGCGGTCGGCTTTAAAACCGGCCGCAAATTTTGTTTCTAACATAGTCTTTTCATATATGAAAAGACGTAGGGTATATAAAAAAATGGGAAAAAAGATTTTTGAAGAAAGCCATGAGTCTAAGAAACTGCTGGCTACCGTAGGAGGAATGAAGATATATTCCGACTCTATTTATGTTATAACAGGTAAGATGGATGAAGAAGCTCCTTCCGGATATCAGGAAAGAGGCATTTCCAAGACTCCTTTCCCTGGGAACAAGACAGTATCTTGTTGTGGATGGGACAAGGATCTTAGGGTGTATGATACAGGTTTCTTTATCAATTCAGCATGTTATAAAGGTTACTCACTTGAAGACAAGAAGAATGAAATGGATATGCGTATTAAGAATATTCGGTATCCGTTTGAAGAAACTGTCAATGAGGACCTGGACCAAAAGAACTTCGATTTCTGGGATTCTTACAGAATTGACTTATATGATGGTCGTTTGTTCTACACTAATGACGTTCGTGATTTATTTGAGCTGTATATAGCTATTTTATCCAAGTCTCTTACTCCTAAAGAGGAAGACGGTAATCCGATGTACGTTGAATCTTATTATTGTGTAGAAGACAAGACTACGGCCGTAGATATCAGGAAACAACGTCAGATTGACAAGGCTGATATTTTATACGAGTTCATGAACAAACTGAAAGGATCCGAGGCTGAAAGGAAAAGCATCTACGATCTGCTTTTGTATCTTGATATCATATATAGCGTAGAGCTTGATCAGAGCATGGTTCAATACATATTCACTAATTGGATTGATGCTAAGAATACGAACGTTGACATGTATAAAGAAGCAAGCTCAAGGTTCTTGTCTGATGATGAATCTTCTGAGGGAATGCAGGTGATCAAATTCCATCGTATGATTAGGGAAATGATCGAGGGACTGGCTGTCACCGTCAACACCGACGGACTGTATCTGAATGGCGAGCTCCTGGGCGCCGACGCTATCTCTGCGTCTATGGCTCTTGCTTCCAATAAGTCGATGTTAGAAACCAAGTCACGTGTTCTGGAAGCGTATAATGCTTTAAAGAACAAGCATAAAAAAATAGAAGGAGCTAAGTCTGACAAGAAGAAAAAGGAAGACGAAAAAGGTTTTGATATTGATCAATACGCTGATAAAAAAGAATAATTTATGAAGATTGTTGATTGTTATCTTCGGGCCTTACAGAAGGCTGAAGAAAACATGACCAACGGTGGTATAAAACTTGACAAGGCACGTTTTGTTCAGCTTTTTAATGACGAACAAAACCGCCTTGTTCGTTATATCCTTGATAAGAAAAACGAAGAGGATATACGTTATATCCAAAAGTTAGTTGTGTATTCAAAAGAACTTGACGAGAAAGGAGATAAAGATAATCCGGAAAGCACTTTGTTTTCATTGCCTTCTGATTTCTTTTCTTTTTCAAACATATCAGGCGTATTTACCAAAGGTGAATGCACGGTCACTGATTTTACCATGTGGGAGGCTAAGAACGAAAACCCGCATGAGCTTCTTGCCGACTTTTTTAACAAACCTGATTTTGATTTTAGGGAAACGTTCTACACTATAGGCGAAGATTCGGTAAGGGTGTACAAGTCTGGTTTTGAAGTAGACACCGTTTACCTTACGTATTACCGCTATCCTAAGGAAGTTGACATCGAAGGATATGTTAAATCCGATGGTTCTAATTCAACCGATATAGATCCTGAATTAGATGATAAATTAATTGGTATTATCCTTAACATGATTGAAAAGCAATTTGCTTTGAATGAAAGCGAATATGGACGTTATCAAATAGACTCAAACAACGTCCAATCTCCTTTATAGCAGAATAAAGACGTGTCCTAAATTAAAGACTATCAAAAAGCATTAAGAATTAATTAATTCCTAATGCTTTTTGTTGCTTATATGACTATCGCTATTTTTGAGACAGATAACAGAATATTAATTTTTAAAATATTATAAGGCTATGGCTATCCATAAACCGTATGACAGACACATTATCTGTCCTCCGCACGCTAAGTTGGCGGACGTAGATTCTTTGTTGCTTCAAGAAGGTCAGATCGCTATCTATGATTTGGATGGTGAGCAGACTAAAGATGGTTTGAAAGCGTTGAAAGACTTGAAAGGATATCGTAAGGACGAACAACGTTTCCAGATCAGAATCGGACGTAATGAGATGGTGAACGACCGTGTATCTGATGATAAATCATTCTCTACACCTACGTTTGCTATTGATGAAATTATAGAAGTGTATGCTTCTGCTCCGAAGAGCAAAGAAATTAAAGTAGATGAAGTTATTTTCGGTTACAACGGAATTGACGACAATACCGCTATTACAGCAAGAAAAGGCGATCGTATCCCTATTCATATTAAGCTGACAGGACGTTTGTTCGAGCTTCGTGGTTATCCGATGGGTGAGGTGAATATCGATGATTACATCATTTTCGAAAACTGTCCTGGTCGTGAGGATATGTGTTCAGAATGTGATCCTTGCGAAGATGTTGATATTTTGGCTGCTATCTTGAAAACAATCGAACGTATCAAGAATCAGCCGATTGCAGGTGGTGGAAAGGTAGGTGATTTTGTAGAAATCCATCCTATCCATTCTTGTGACGAGTTGGAAAAAACTCCGGTGGAAACCGACATGAATTTCTATTGTATGGAAATGTGTGATACCGGTGATGCTTATGCCCTGGCTCAGCTTAAGGCTGCTTATCCAGGTTTGGATATTAAGAGAGTCGGACGTCATCTTTCTACATCCAAATATCAGGTGATGAAAGAAGGCGGCAAGCCTTCTGATTATACTCAAAAGCTGTCTTCTATCATGAAAGGCTGCGAAGAGTGCCCTGATGGATATACTAAGGTAGACGGAGGTTTGATTTATGCCGTAACGTTAGAGGATGATGGCGTTGATCAGTCTACTGTAGTAGAAAGCATTAAGAATGCCGTTAGTAGCACTGCCGAGAAAACAGCAGCCCAAGATGGCGGCGTAGGTATGTACACTGTGGCCGTAAGCAAGAAACTGACGAAGGCTGATATCGATGCATTTGTAGAAACCAATCCGACTGCCACAGTAACGTTCGTTGCTAAAACAGCAGATATGTGTAGCAATCCTACTGTTACTACCGTTAGCTGGGAAGCATGTGGTTCTTGTAAGATTTCGAAAGAAGCTTATGAAATCACGTTGCCGGATGATGAATGTGGTAACAGTGCTAAAGAAGAATTACAGGCAGCATTCCCGTATCTGACAATCGAAGATTACGGTACACCTGGTGGATGTCAACACAAATTCAAAACAACGGTCGTTACTAACATGGTTTGCGACGAATGCGATAAAATTTTCAAAGACTTCTTTGTATCGAAAGCGCCCGAATCTTATCGTGGACGTAATTGGAAACGTTTGGGTGCCGTAGCAGGAGATCAGTCCATTATCGCCGATCCGCTTCCTAAGAACTGCAAATGCGGTATTTTGTTCCGTGGTATTGACTACATGATTTCTCCGTCTGACTGTTTGATTGACCGTCTGACATTCCAAGAAGGATCTGTTCGTATTGCTGTAAATGGTGGTTATCCGGATGAACAGCGCGAGGCTATCAGCACGTACTTCAACCTGATCCATACCGAATACAAACAGCACTGGGCTCCGCGTACTCACCTTGGCGCTGAATTGCTGGATAAAGAACGCGAACAACGTATGTTCTTCGACTTCCGTAAGACTCACCAAGAACTTATGGAACGGATGTTTACCAACGAAGAAACCCGCTTAGACCTGTTGGCTCCGTATGCTGATTATTCAGTAACGTTGAAGCCGGCACGTTACTCTAACGGCTTCGGTAGGGTAATTGATGATCATATTACAGTACACTTCCATGTACCGTATGGCGCTCACGAAGGTATTCAAGACCTTATGGACTTGTTAGCTGCTTCGGCAAATATCAAGCCCTGCAAGATTTGATTTTCCTTTTTTCTATATATCCCAAGGGGGAGGAGGCTGGTCCTCCACCCCCTTTTTTGTAATAAAACAATTTGAAATAGATCGATTTCATATGAATGGCGTGGATTCTTTAGTCGGTGCCTTAGGTAGGGGCATTGACAAAATAACCAACATAGTTGGAAAATGGGGTTCCTCCCAACCGGTAGATGACAGCAAATCCGGTATAAAAATAGGGGACAAAATCTACCAAGTGGTTGTGTCCTTAAATGGCTGTTATTGGTATCTTGACGAAGAAGGTAAGAAGCATCCTGTTTCTGGTATTCCGGCCACAACCGAATGGGAGTGGATTAACATAGCTGAGAAAGTTATCAAAGATTTCAAAACCTGTTACCGTACACCTGGTGGAAAGGTCGAAGTATGGAGTTGGTATCTTCTTAACGATCAGATGGATGTTCTTAAAGAAACCCATAGAATTACCGACAGTACCGACATGGATAATCCGGTAGGTAAAGTTCTTACTAAAATACCGGACGAGTGGGTTATGATCGACTGCGATCTTCCTGATATGACAGAACGCGACATTACGTTCGTCAACAGATGTTATAAGACTCCGGATGGTAAGGTTGAAATAGAAGGATTGGAGGCCATAGATGATAAGATAAATATCAGGGAATCTATTTATACCGTTATTCAATCGACGGACGATAATTTCCCTGCCGGCCATGTTTTTAAACTAATTCCAGAGAATTGGGTTCGAATGGTTTGTGACTTTCCTGACATGACAGAACGAGACGTAACTTACGTTCTTGAATGTTACACTACTAAAAAAGGAAAAGTGCAAGTAGAAGGTTTGGTAGCCATAGATAATATTCTTGGGACCAGGGAAGAGGTTTATACCGTCCTTCAGTCTACTGATCCTGATATTAAGGTAGGGGCCGTGCTGGATTCCATTCCCGAAGATTGGGTGAGGATGGTATGTGATTTTCCTGACATGACGGACCGGGAAATTGTTGAAGTAGACGAATGCTACAAGACGGATGGTGGTAAGGTCAATATAAAAGGTTATCAAGCTATTGATGCCGTTCTTGGTGTAAGGGAACAGTATTATTATATTGTTAAGACAACAGATGATGCTTATCCTCAGTGGACGAGAATAGATAAGATACCTAACGAATGGACGAAAACCGAATGCGACTTCCCTGATCTTACAGAAAGACATATTATGTCCGTAGATGAATGTTATACTAATCCTGGTGGTAAAATACATCTTGGTGGATACAGGTCGGTAGATAGCATAATAGGAGTCCGGGACGAGTATCTTATTGTCTTAGAAACTACCGACCCTGATATACAAAGAGGCGCAACATTCAGCAAAATACAAGAAGGATGGCAACGTATTGTCTGTGATTTCCCTGATGCTACTACATCCGATACGGAAATAGTAGAAAACTGTTATAAGACGGAAAAGGGCAAGGTTCAGATCCGGACATACATAACAATGGACGGATACGGAAATACAAGGGAATTGAGACATATGGTTCTTAAAACAACCGATCCTGATTACAATATCGGATCCAATATTGATCAGATACCGGTAGGGTGGTTAAGTATCGAGTGTGATTTTGCGTCTGCTACACAGCGCCATATAAGGCAGGTGAAAAACTGCTACGTTTCTGATGCAGGGAGCATTTACGTTGAGGGAGAAATCGTTTACGACAATGACCTTGACATAGACAAGATGGCGCTGACAGTTATGGAAAGCACTGACCCGGCGATAGCCGTAGGGACGACGCTGGCCGCTATTCCTACTGGATATGTAAAGACAGTTTGTAGATGTAATTGTTGTAACCATTAAATCTTATTGTCATGAGTTGTAACGAATATTATTTAATAACATTGGAGTCTATACCGACTCCAGTCCGTCACAAATACACTAATTTAACGGATGAATGGTATGGTCCTGATGGTACTAAGTACGAAGATCCTAATACGATAACTAAGATCGAGCAGCAGGCTACAGATAATAATCGTATAGGGGATAATACCTTATATCAGAAGCTTATTGAAATACATTCTCAAGGTGAGTCAATAAAATCGGACATCGGAGATATAGGTTCGGTATTGGATTACATAAACGGGGAGGAAGTGTAATGGGAACCATATCAGATAAGTTAATGAGGATCATCAATACCAAAGAGGATATAAGGCAAGCCCTTATATCCAAAGGGTATGATGTACCTACTTCCATACCTTTTAAAGAGTATGCTAAAATGATATTAGACCTGCCATGCAAGGTAGATTCCTTCCCGGATATAGAAGGTATCGTAGCCAGATATTCAGCTTCCGGTCTTACTAATGAGCAGATGGCTGCCAATCCTGTATGGGTAGATAAGACAGGTAATGGTCATGATCTACAGTTGAAGAATTTCGCTTGGAAGGGGATGTCCGGGGTTGGCGGATATGAAATGAATTTCAATTTATGGACAAACAATGTTTCAAGCATTCCAGAT